CAAAAAAGTACCCACTATTTCTCCTCGGATTACTAAACGCAAACCAATAGCGATCTAGGATGTTCTCGGTAAAGAACCCCGCACCCACCGCCCAGATGGGGTCCGGTATCCCGCTTGCCTCGTCAAAGATCAACATCATCCCGTCATGGTTGTGAACCCCCGCATAAGCATCCGGGTTCTCTTCACTCCACAACTTGCCCTCTGCCGCCCAGTAGCGCGTCCCCTTCTTCAAATCCCGCTCGACCAGTTCGGTCAACCATTGCGCCGGCACGATCTTCGTCGCACTAATCTCCCACCAGTAGCTGTTAATAATCATCGCCTGCCACTTGGTCAACTCGCCCCAGGTCACCGACCTTAACTGGCTCTCGCTATTTGCCGACACGATCACCGTAGAACCAATCCTCGTCGTCAACATCCACAAAATCAACCAACTCACCAACGCAGACTTGCCAATACCCCTGCCACTAGACACCGCCTCACGCAGCGTCTCCATATCAACCTTGCCTTGGTTGTCCTTAATGTGCTTGGCAATGTCCCTCAAAATCTCCCGCTGCCACTTCCTCGGCCCACTGAATTTAGCCAGCGGCGTATTCGACTGACCCCACGGGAACGCAAACAACACGAACGCCTCCGGGTTGTCCGCAATCGTTGGCGACCATAACTTGGTCATCAGGATCTGTTCGTCTTCGGCGCTATAACGAGTTTTTTGCATGGTTATCCTTTAAACCGCTTCCCATAACGACTTCTGCCCACGCAGAAGTTCGTCAGTATCAATCCGTGGTCTGCTCTTGACGTTCCAGTTGCCGCCGCCACGCTCGCCTACGCAGTTCCATCCCGACGCCTTCAGACTAGCGCCACCCTCTGCCGGTAGCGTGTAGGTAATTAACCTCTTGTACCCCAACGCCTTCGCCGCCCTCCAGGCAGCACCGTACAGCATTGAACAAGCGTTTTTGGTTCCGTCCGTACAGCAACGGTTTACCTCAAGCACCCAACCGTTATCCAGATGCCTTGATACCGGCCTACCAACAATCGCCACGCCAACCACCTTATCGCCATCACTCACCGCAATTGAAAACTTATGACCGACCACCGGATTGTGATGCCGATGGTGGATCTCAACAAAAGCGTTGGCTTCTTCCAGCGAGATCGGCGTGATCAATAAGGGCATTTTAAAAAATAAAAAAAAATTCTTGCGGGGCCACCGTTACCGTGACCGGTCGCCCGCCGGCCCTCCCCGGCCCCCTCGGCGCGTGGCGGGAATCGCCGCCGGCCCTGCCGCCCCCGATGTGGGAGCCGTAGGGGGAATCAAATCATTGCGCTAACCCGTTGATTTCATTGCATTTTGTGCATCGCCACCCCCGATGTTACCCCCTATGTTACCCCCTATGTGGTCAACCGTAACGGGCGTAACCTCAACCGTAACCGGCTCAGTTACGGTTAGTAACGGCGCATCCATCTCAATGATCTCAGCCTCGATCAAGCGTGCTTGCGCCTGGGCGAGCGCGTCGGTGATGCTGATGTTGCCGCTCAGTTCGATCTGGCGCGGTGCTTCGGTCCAGCGCATCTGCGTCTTCGTCCACCAGATCAAGCTTGCCACGTCGCCGGCCATCGCCTTCTGATAGAGCGTCTGCCCGATGCCAGCACTAGCTTTAGCCCTGCCGCGCTCAAGCTCGGTCATGAAGTACTTCCGCAGCGTCGTCGTGTTTATGCCATCACCAATGAGCGGCGCGATGTGATGCTCGGCCACTCCCCAGTTCGCCAGCTTCTCAACCATCTCTCGATCCTTATCATTCGGCTCAAACGGATTCCGACCTGCGTTTGGACGAGCACCTCCATTCTTCTTCTTTTCTTGAACTGAATTTTCAGTTTTCGCCATTTCCCAATTTTCCCCTAAAGGTGAAACCTTTGCGTAACGTAACGCTCCGCATCGTACCGTAACACCGTAACACCCTAAAGGGTGTGTTACGTTACGTTACGGTAAACTCGCCTTTGCCGCCGTAACAATGTTACGCCATGTTACGGTATGTTACGGTTGTTACGGACTATAATTTATAACTATTTCAGTCTCCGCAGAAGCAAGAAATGTCCTCGCTCGTATCGTCAAACATATCAACCTGGTTGTTTGCTAGGTTGAGCATCGTTTTGTAGGACGGCCGATCGATCCGGAAGAAACTGCCAGTTGGCTTCTCAGGGCATTCGATGGTTTCCATTTTTGCCCACCACGTTGCTCGTGCCGGCTCTCGTGAAATCAAACTCATGATTTTCGGAGTGTTTTTCAAAAAACACAGATCGCAGTTGCCCCACGGCGTTTCGCCGTTGATGTTTTCAAGCTCAAGATCAAAGTCTTGCTGCCTCCAGAAAGCAGCGACTTCCCATTTGGTTACGCCGGCGGTTCCACAGGGAGCGTATCTGGTTTCAAACTTCTCATTCTTTTTGGACAGTTTTGCCAGCCGGCGTGGCTCGTCTGCCCTGATACCGATCCAGTTTTCCCATTCTTCCCAATTCAACGAATGGAGATACCGAGATGCCGTCCTGATTTTGAGTTCAACCGTGCAGAACCTTGCGATTGGGTTCGGAAGGTAGCCGCGACTTTTAACAATCGCCTCAAATGGCTCGCCTTCCCGACTGGCTGTTTCAAACGTAACCTTCTCAAACTTGGTCTCAGAATCTCTAAACTCTAACCAATCAATCTCAACGCCCCACCGTTTGCCGCACTCATTGACAAACTTGAGCGTTTCTTCGCGCTCTTTGCCGGTGTTTTCAAACAGAACGCGAGCTTCGTCCGGAAGCCCATTGTTCGCTTGCAACGTGCGCCACAGCATATAAGCCGACGTTCTGCCGCCGGAAAAAGACAGGACGGTCGGCCCGTTAATCTTAAATGGATCACTCATTACTTCACCTTACTCATCAGTTTCGCCGCCAACCCTTGATCCTTCACCACCCACCCCTTATCATGCTTGCCTATAATTTCAGCATCGGTTAGATCCCTGATGATCATTCCCGGTCTTGCTGAAGACTTCAGATGCTGGTCAACCGAGTTGGCTTTGATGCCTTGCTCAAGCAGAAACGTCTTAAACGCCTCTCGGCTGACGTAGGGCATCTCATCCACAACTTCCGCACCGCCAACAAACCAAGCCCGCTCCAAATTGGTTTTGTGTTCTGCCAACTTGTCTTCCTTTGGTTGTGGCATACGAAGATCGCCCTCTTGGAACATCTCAAACACCGCCCCAGGCAGAGGCATCCCATCTTCGTCCTGCCAACCCAGATCAACCGGGCTTAAACATCCAAACAGATCACTTGGTTCTGGCGCATCTTTCTGCTTGGTGCAGCTAACGATAATCTCGTGGCTCTTGCCGTGAACCAAGATGCTCGCGTCCAATGCCCCGCGCCACGCGCTAGAACCCCGCGCACGCTGTTTGGCTTCGTTGCTGTGCCCAAGGTGATGGATCAGCATGGTCGTGGCGCTAAGAGCCATTGAGACGACGTTACAAGCATTGATCATGGCGCGTGAGTCTTTGGCCGAGTTCTCGTCCCCGCTCATATGGTTGTTAAGCGTGTCGATGTTGACTAGCGCAACTGGTTCCGAGGTCAACGCCCGGACAGCCGCGATCACTTGTGTAGCAGCGCCAGGGCCATCCATGTCAATGGCCTTGTTGCTGATTAACAAGTTGTCCAGACTCGTCACGTTGTTACGCTTGCACCAGCTTGCAATCCGCTGGCGCATACCGTAGTTACCCTCACCGGCCAGATACACCACGATGCCGGGTTTGGTGCGGATGCCATGCCAATCAATCCCGCTGGCTATGCAACAAGCCATGTCTAAAGCCACGAAGGTTTTGCCAACCCCGCTCTCGCCATACATCATGGTTGTGGCATATGCCGGAAGCCAACCCTTCACAATCCACGGCACAGGGCTTGGTTGGCCCAAGAAGCTTGTTGCACGGGTCAGGAAGTAGTCTCGTGTCTCCTCTTGAGTAAAAAGCGTATCTAGGGCCGCAGAACCGAGCGCGTTACTAGCCGCAACATCTGCGTCAGGTTCGTAGCGTGAGACTGAGCGTGCGATCTGCTTGATCTCGCTTGATGGTAATGGGATCTCGCACCGTGTCTCATTTGCAACACTAATCGCAGCCAGGATCTCCGCTTCGGTCATGCCGAATGAGCGCATCGCACCGGCCAGACTGGTCAAGCCGTCGTTTCGGTTGCCTTGGATTAGATCCCCGTTAGTGGTGGGCACTACCTTGCGCTGACCAAGAAGCGGCAACCAATGGGTTGGTATCTCGGTTGGGGCGATACCATCCAACGGATCGCTGGATGCTTCCCACTCGTAGGCCCGGTTCTCGATTGTTGACGGGTAGACGATGAAGTACCGCCCATCAGCCAGCAGGTCTATCCCATCAGCTAACTTGCAAGATCGGATGCCATCCACGTGCTTGGCAACGTAGTGCTGCCCGCCACCTGCGGTCATCGCCATCACACCGTCTGGAATCTGGCCGTGATCAGAGAGCCATTGCTCCCAACTAGCGTCCCCGCCGTTGCGTGGGTCAATATCAAACACCACGATCCCGCTTGCGCTGCCGCAAGCGATGCCTACGTTCAAGTTAGGGTTCTGCCCCCACCAACGCTGGATCTGGGCCGGGTCTGTCGTCGCATCATTAACCCCGTGAGCGGTGGCTGGAACCTTGCCGTTTGGCACTACTGGTAACACTCGCCAGCCCCAACTTGCATACAAAAGCGCCGCGTCAATCTTGTTCATGGTCTGCACGTAACTTGCCCTCGGTCTTAACTTCGATCTCGTACTGACGGGCCATCGGAGGCCGATCACCCCACCTGTAGATGACCTGGGGCCAGATTTGTAGCGCATCGGCGAGCTTTTTCAGCCCGCCAAAGTGCTTGATCGCTTCCTCTGTTGTCACTTTTTCACCTTGGGTTGAAACTTTGTGTTGACACTCTACGTGGAAACCGTTAATCTAGCAACAACTGCACGAACCGATGGCCGGACGGTGCAGCCAACAACCAAGGATAGTGATGTTATGAAATTCGTCAACGAAGCACTTCAGACCTGCTACGAAGCAGGAGATTGGACCGGCTTGATGAAGGAGGCCGACAAGGTCTCCTATGTCAACAAATTGCCCGCCACAAGCGAAGGGGGGGTGAAGCTGTTTCCTAACGGCAAATTATTGATAACCGAAGGGGAAACCTTTCGGTCGATTGACACGCTCACCTTTGGTGGGCAGGTCAACGGCCATCGCAAGGTGGTGGCGGATAATCCTCGCCGTGGTCTGTACAACGCCGCTATTTTACTTAAGGAGTAACCATGAAGTTTGAACCTAAAGAAGACCCGCCTTGGGTCATTATCTTGGCGTCGATTGCGGTCGGCGCATCTGCTGCCATCGTCTTGTTTTTTGCTCTAAGTGGAGGTATCTGATGGCAATTCAGTTAAAGCGGACAAAAGAATCCACCGCGCAAGCGGTCAAGCTTCTGGTCTATGGTCAAGCCGGTGCGGGTAAGACCAGTCTTATCCCAACCCTGCCAAAACCCGTGATTCTAAGCGCAGAGGGCGGTTTGTTGAGCATCGCTGATACCAACCTACCTTTCATTGAGATCACGAGCATGGAGGATCTCAGGGAGGCTTACAAGTGGCTAACCACGAGCGCTGAGGCGGCAGAGTTTGAATCGGTGGCGCTGGACAGCATCTCGGAAATCGCCGAGGTGGTGCTGAACGCGGAGAAGAAGATCAACAAAGATCCACGCGCTGCCTACGGGGCCATGCAAGAGCAGATGGCCGACATCATACGAGGCTTTCGTGACCTGCCCGGTAAACACGTCTATATGTCGGCAAAATTGGAAAAGACTCAGGACGAGATGGGCCGCGTTTTGTATGCGCCCTCAATGCCGGGTAACAAGACCGGCCAGTCGCTGCCTTACTTCTTTGACGAAGTGCTGGCTTTGCGGGTTGAGAAAGACGCCGAAGGGATGACCCGCCGCGCTTTGATGACCGATGGCGATGGGTTGTGGCTTGCCAAGGACCGCAGCGGCAAGCTGGAAGTGTGGGAAGACGCCGATCTCGGCGACATCATAAGGAAGATTGGATCATGAGAGTTTTTGATGACATCACATTAGATGAACTTGCCGAGCGTTGGATTGGCTACAAGGAAGCCGAGAAGGTTGCCGTTGAGATGCGCCGCGACATCGAAGACCAGATCGCCAAAAAGGTTCAGTTCCCGGAGACGTTTGAGGGGACTGAAAACGTGGTGCAAGTCGGGTCACCTTTCGCTATTAAGATTGAAGGTCGGGTTAATCGGACGGTTAACGCTGACAAGTTGCTAGTCATCGCCCATGAAACGGGTAGTGAAGAGCACCTTTCCACCGTATTCCGCTGGAAACCCGAGATCAATATGACCGTCTGGAAAGCAACGGACGAGTCAATCACCAAACCGTTTGCGGCAGCGATTACTGCCAAGCCCGGTCGCCCATCGTTCACCATCACAAGGAAGTGAAATGCTTTTAGACGAAACTTTTGACGTTGCCTCGCTACCCCAGTCCGAGCGCAACTTTGAACCCCTGCCTGCTGGCTGGTACACCGCAACAATCTCCAACGCAGAAGTGATGCCAACCAAGATGGGCAACGGCAAGTACATCAAGATCCGTTATGACATCCAAGGCCCAACGCATCAGGGCCGCGTGGTGTTTGGCAATCTGAATGTCCGCAACCCCAACCCGAAGGCCGAAGAGATCGGACGCCAGCAGTTGGGCGAGATCATGCGGGCGATTGGCTTGACATCTCTTAAGGATACGGACCAGATGATCGGCGGCAACCTGTCAATCAAGTTGGATATTCGGATCTCGGAGCAGTACGGCAACAGCAACGAGGTTAAAGGGTTCAAGTCGTTGTCAGGCGGCGCTGCACCTACACCCAAGGTTGCGCCATCGGCTCCGGGTGCGGGCGTGAAGGCCGCGCCACCGTGGGCTAAGAAGTAACAGGCAAAAAAAATGCCCCGGTGGAGTGCCGGGGCAAATCGATACCAAGGAGAGCACACGAGATGAAAATACCTGACGCTCAGTATAGCATTCCCGAGCTAATTGACCAACACCACGCAGACAAGCCAGAGAAACCAAGGGCGCACCTTGGTGCAAGCCAGCTTGGTCACCCTTGCGACCGTTGGTTATGGCTGTCGTTTCGTTGGGCCGTAGCAAGTAAGTTTGAAGGCCGCGTGTTGCGTATGTTCAGGCGCGGCCAAAACGAAGAAGCCACGATCAAGGATGATTTACAGGCCATCGGCATCCAGTTTAAGCCTGGTATGGCGCAGGAGCGCGTGGACTTTGGTTGCCATATCAGCGGGAGCATAGATGACATCGCCTTATCTGGAGTGCCGGGAGCGCCACAGAAGAAACACGTTTGTGAGTACAAAACCCATAATAAAAAATCGTTTGAACAAGTCGAAGACAAAGGTGTGGAGCGCGCCAAGTTTGATCACTTTGTGCAAATGCAGTTGTATATGCATGGCACTAATATTGACCGCGCGTTGTATGTTGCTGTCTGCAAAGATGACGACCGGCTATACACCGAGCGGGTGGAGTACGACAAAGGCGTCGCCGAAAACGCGATAGCTCGTGGGAAACGAATTGCTATGTCAGATCGGATGCCCGAGCCTCTGAGCGCAGACCCTAGCTGGTATCAATGCAAGTGGTGTCCAGCGCATGAGTTTTGCCACGGCGACCGCCTGACCAAAGAAGTTAACTGCCGCACCTGCGCCCATAGTACGGCGACTGAGGATTCCAAGTGGATCTGCGAGCGCCACGCCGGTAACGAGATCCCCGTTGAGTGGCAGCACGAGGGTTGCGGTAGCCATGTCCTACATCCCGATATGGTCCCGTGGCAGCGCAAAGAAGCCGGTGACGAGTGGCAGACCATCTACGTCATCAAGGGCAAGGAAGTGGTTAACGGCGAGCCAAGTGATGGTGTGTATGGGTCTAAGGAGTTGGTTGCCAACGCGCAAGCCTGCGCTGAGTCTGACGAAGGGATGATTGAGTTTCGTAAGATGTTTGATGCAAGAGTGGTGGGATGAATGAGTTGGCTTTATTCGCGGGCGCTGGTGGAGGAATACTCGGCAGCCACCTCCTCGGATGGCGAACAGTCTGCGCCGTTGAGTGGGAACCCTACGCAGCTTGCGTACTTGCCGCCCGACAGAATGACGGCATTCTCCCGCCTTTCCCGATTTGGGATGACGTTCAAACTTTTGACGGTAAACCGTGGCGAGGAATTGTTGACGTTATATCTGGCGGCTTTCCCTGCCAGGACATTAGTTCAGCAGGAAAAGGCGCAGGAATCGATGGAGCTAGATCCGGAATGTGGGGTCATATGGCGCGAATCATTGGCGAGGTACGACCCCGCTACGTCTTTGTGGAAAACAGCCCAATGCTCACTTCTAGAGGACTCCACCGAGTTCTTGGAGACTTGGCCTCGTTGGGGTTCAATGCAAGATGGGGTGTCGTATCGGCAGCAGACGTTGGTGCGCCACACAAAAGAGACCGGATCTGGATTGTGGCCCACGCCAACAACAATGGATTGCATTCACAGAAACAGGGAGAGTTGGGAGAAGGCTCAGAACAGACCAAGGCAAGGAAAGAATTTGATCAAGCTAGGAGACATCGGGTATTGGCCGACGCCAACGGCGCACAACGCCAAAGAGACGAATGCTCCAAGCGAGAGCCAGCGCAATACTCCGACTTTGGCGGCACAAGCTGGTGGCATGTTGAACCCAACGTGGGTCGAGTGGCTAATGGGGTGGCCGCTCGGGTGGACAGACTTAAAGCCATTGGCAATGGACAAGTACCTGCTGTGGCAGCAACAGCATGGAGGCTCTTAAATGATCCTTCGTGACTACCAGCAACGGGCCATAGATGACCTGTACAACTGGTTTCTTGCTGGCTATTTGGGTAATCCTTGTCTGGTTTTGCCAACAGGATCAGGCAAGAGCCACATCGTGGCGGCTATTTGCGAAGACGCGCTGACCAAGTGGCCTGAGACTCGCATCTTGATGCTTACCCATGTTAAAGAACTGATTGAGCAAAACGCCGAGAAGATGTACGCACATTGGCCTGACGCACCGCTTGGAATATATAGCGCGGGTATAGGGCGTCGTGAGTTACATCAGCCTATTACGTTTGCCGGAATACAGTCTGTGCGGGATAAGGCGGCACAGATTGACCATGTTGATCTGGTGATCATTGACGAGTGCCACTTGGTCAATCACAAAGACACCGGCGGCTACCGTGACTTGCTGCGCCAGCTTCAACGCATCAACCCAAACCTGCGGGTCATTGGCCTGACCGCTACGCCGTACCGGCTAGGCCACGGCATGATTACTGACGAACCAGCGATCTTCAACGCACTAATTGAACCAGTAACGATTGAAGAGTTGATTTTCAAGAAGCATCTGGCCCCGCTGCGCTCCAAAGTGACTACAACCAAACTAGATACCGATGGTGTTGCCAAGCGCGGTGGAGAGTTTGTTGAAGGCGAGTTACAGAAGGCGGTCAACACCAAAGACCAAAACGTGCGGGTGGTGTCTGAAGTAATTGCGCTGGCCGAGGACCGGCAGCATTGGTTGTTCTTTTGTACTGGTGTATCTCACGCCCAGAACGTCTGCGAGATCCTGAATTATTGGGGCATACCGTCTAAGTGCGTGACCGGCGACACGCCCAAGAAAGAGCGCGAGAAGATCATTGAGGAGTTCAAGACAGGAAAAATTAGGGCGTTAACCAACGCCAACGTGTTGACCACG